CTAGAATTTAACTGAGTTAGCGTGGTTGAGTAAATGGTCTGCATTAAGATGGGCATATTTCTTTACCATCTCTAATGTTTCCCAGCCACCCAATTCTTTTAAGGTAAATAATGGTGTGCCGGCCTGAACGTGCCAACTGGCCCAAGTATGCCTTAAATCATGGAAATGGAAATCAACCAATAAACATTTTTCAGTCGCTTTGTTAAATATTTTGCGGTTAATATCTTGTAATGCCTGCCCTTTGCTTCCTACAAAAACATATTTAGGATTTTTCCCTCTCTGCTTTTGTAATAATTCAATTGCATCATCATTAAGTAAAAGCGATCTCGCTTTTTCAGATTTGGCAATATCATTCGAAACAATCGCTACTTTACGGATAAAATCTATTTTATCCCAAGTCATAGAAAGTATTTCTGTTCGCCTTGCTCCTGTTAATAAAGCAAAAGAGCAGATAGTTTTCATCCAATCAGTACTAATATTATTAATAAACTGCTTGGCTTGTTCTTTGGTAATCCAACGAACCCGGATATCATCATCAAAATCTCGATATCATCATCAAAATCTCGTGATTCTGAATCCGTCATTACGTGGTTATATGGATTGGTTGGCGGTGGGTTTCCTGCCGGTTCGGTTGCCCAATTATTATTGCTGTTTCCGCTGCTTGAGCTACCAAGCATTTGTAGCTGATCGGCGATGATTTCGGTCGTCCAGCGGTCTGTGCCGTCTTGGGCTTGCCATTTGCGAGTGCGTAGCTTGCCTTCCACATACACTTGCGAGCCTTTTTTCAGGTATTTGCCAATAATGTCAGCTAAATTCCGAAAGGCGATAATGCTATGCCACTCTGTGGCTTGTTTTTTCTCGCCTGAGGTTTTATCCGTCCATTCGGTTGAAGTTGCTACACTGATTTTGGCGACTGAATCGCCATTTGGCATTGTTCGTAGTTCCGGGTCGTTACCTAGGCGACCGACAATAATCACTTTGTTAATTCCTGCCATTGTTATTCCTTATAAAGTTTAATTGGTTTATCTCTGCCAACGTTGAACCGCTCAATTTTGCGGTTAATCAACATAATTGCGTTTTGGCGGTTGTATTGTGGATAGGTTGTGTGCTGTAATTTGCCGTCATAAAAAAACTTGGCGATAAATCGTTTATCTACCTCAACAATCTCAACACCGGCATCAATTTTTCGTGCCATATTTCCCTCCGCAGTATTGGTTGCCGTTGCTTTCCATTTGCCAAAAGCCTTGATTTCGTTCGCATTTGTAACGTTGCATTTGTATGTGGTCGTCATAATCCATTCGCCCGACAATGCCTAATAGCAAAATTAGCAAGGCAAATGGGGCAAGTTGTTTCATTTTGTTCATAGGATTGTCCTTTAGGGTTAAAAAAAGCCCACGTTTTACGGTGGGCAAATGGAGCGACTTGCGTCTAGTTGTGGGTATTCCGAAACACACTTGGTGAAATGAGCTTTGGAATAAATGCGTGTCTGCCCACGCCGTCGCCCGCCCGGCTTTCGCCATTCCGTCGGGTGCTGCTTGTATCCGTACTTACTCAAACTTGAGATAAGCGTGATTGCTTAGGACTGATACCAGTGTTGCCTTTTCAGCTCTCCACACCTTGCGAGTGTGTTGCCTAAACCTTGCCACCTCTTTTTGGCAAGTCGTTCAAATTTGTATGTCAGGGTCTAACCAACCTTACTGAGTTATAAAGCATTACTTTACAACTGCCCGAGGTTGTTAATATCGTCCGCACAAGCACCGAATTGTTAAAGAGCATTGAGCCGTAGCTCGTTTTGATGAATTAAGTTTAAGAAAACTTAAATTACAAGTCAATCAAAATTTAAGCTTATTTAATAAGTATTTTTAAGATTTCTTAAATTTCAATTAGTTATGATTTCTTAATTGATTGTTTTTTAAACCATTAAAATATAATTATTGAGATTGCGAGCTTGATCACAGACCGAAAACCACGCTTTTGAGAAAATAAGAAGGGATTTCTATGGAGGTTATATGAAAAAACTACTGATGACTTTATGTTGTTTGCCCGCTTTTGCTTTAGCTAACGAAACTGGAGAAAGTTGCTCTAAGATTGAAGATAGTGCAAAACGCTTAGAATGTTATGATAGTGTCTTTGTGAAAAAAGATACTGGTAAAGATGAAGCTACCGATGAAAAGTCTAATTGGGAATATGAACAAAAGAAAGATGAATTGCGTAATGCAACGACTTACTTTGCTAAAATTAGATCAACTAACACAATAGATTTTGGTTTCCCGTATAATTCATCATCAATGAATTTAATGTTACGCAAAGACCCTAAATATGGCAATGATGTAATTTTTAGCGTACACGGTCAATTTAATGGCTGTATGATTGAGAGCTGTAAAATTACTGTGAAGTTTGATGATGGTAAATTGGAAAGTTATCGAATGATTGGGGCGGATGGTGGCAGCAATGATACGCTTTTCATTGAAAATGCAAAAGCAATGAAAACCTTTGTAGATAAGTTGAAAAAGTCGAAAAAACTAATTGTAGAGGCGAGTTTTTACAATTATGGCAAAGGGCAATTTACCTTTGATACACAAGGGTTAGAGTGGAAACATTTTTAATTAAGAAAAAGCTACATAGATGCGTAGCTTTTTGCTTAGATATGTTGGGGCAAAATAACGATTTCAGCTTCAAAAATTTGTTGGTCGAAAAAGATTTGGCGTTGCCAAATAAGTGCTTGTGAAAGCTGACGAAACGCAAATCGTTCAGGTGCTATCTTTTGTAGTGCTAACTCAAATTGCTTGTAAGTTTTTTCTAAATTCTCTAGTGCGTGCGTTGGTTTCTTGGCAATTCGCTTATTCCAAACCACTTCTTGATGATACAGCCGATTTCTAAAACGCATAATTTGCTTTAATGTATTGTATAAATCCTTAAAATTACTAAATCTATGTCCAAAAATAGGCTTTAATACGCTTTGCCAGTAAGCAACATATTGATTACGCTTTATATCATAATTAAACAGATTTACCCAAAATCCAAAAGAAATATGAGAAATTATGTCATTTTCATTATAGTTACGTCCGCATTCACTAATGGCTTTTTGTAGCTGGCGTTTAGATTCTGCATTAAGAGGAGCATTACTATCGTTCGCTAGAAAATGAAAGAATTCGTATAAATTATGATTAGGTGCAGCAAAGCGTAACAACTGGCTGACTTCATTTCTTAGTGCCACCTCTATTTCTTGAATCAATGAAAAATAAATTCCTGTTCGATGTTGCAAGGCGGTATAAATTGCAATAGCTTCTTTCTGTTTTGTGGGATCATTTCGGAAAAAGCAAAATAAATATGTACTCAGCCGACTTTCTGAAATACTTAGCACTTGTTTGGACAACATATTTTCCTTTACTCAAGTTTAGTTTAATGTAATAATACTTGCACTGGCAACGGACCCGAAGCCCCAGACGTAGGAGCTGGATTGCTTTGTAAAGTGTGAGAATCGCTTATTTGCGGTTCAGAAAAGGTAGGTTTTTTAACCTACCTTTTCTTTATCTACACTGTTCTTCCAACCATTTCTTAAATGTTTCTTTTTTCCAACGAGCTTTCCCCAAAATATATAAATCAGGTTTAGGAAATGAAATATTCTTTTCTAACTCTTGATTGACTAACTCAACATGGGTATCAAACATTCTTCTTGTATTATACACAGCAGCACCTAACCCTCCATTTATACGCAAATAATGGTTAGGTAAATTAACCAACTCTTGAAACTCATCTGCCCCAATACCTAACCTATTGATAATATCATTTGCTGAAAGCAGTTCCGCACTTCCTTTCATTATGTCATTAACGACTTTATCTTTAGGTGTCGAAGCTAATTGAGCTTCTACAATCGCCTGTTTTACATCTTTAAATTCTGTCATATTATCAATTCCTATCTCTTTCTACGATAAATACGATGCTCTACCATTGTGCCGATAATTCTGATTTCTTGCTTTAGCGTTGATAATTTATGGTAATCCGGATTAAGAGCGATAAGCTCAAAATGTTGTCTTCCGTATTCGTCTAAGTCTTCTAACGGACGGTATTTTTTGAAAGTGGCTTCATAATCGCCATTAATTGCTGCCACAAACTCACCGGCGTGAGGTTGTACATCAGGATCAATAATTACTCGGTCTCCTTCAATAAAATCAGGCTCCATCGAGTCCCCTTTGATTTCTAGGGCAAAAGCATCTTCAGACACCTCAAGATCAGTTAGGATATATTCATAATCCCCACAGGTTTCACGAAAATCGTCAATTCCCGTCCATTGTCCGGCTTGAATATAGCTAATTAATGGGACTTTAGTCATACCGAGGCTAGCAGGTAGAACATTAGACTCTCCATTACCACGCAAGAGCCAACTAATATCGCATTGCAATACTGTAGATAAATCCAAAATATTCTCTGAATTTGGCTTAGTCGTACTACTTTCCCATTGAGATACTGCAACGTGTGAGACCCCTTTTAACGCAGTAGCAAGATCTTTCTGTGTCAATTTTAATTCTTTTCTACGGCTTTTAATTCTATCGCCCAAGGTCTGAGTATTCATAGTATCCCCTTAAAGGTAAAAATAAAGTTGCTGTTAAGTTATCTTAACATTTATTGACTTAAGTTTCCTTTAATTGTATATTTAAGAGGTCTTAAATAAAATTCAAGAAAGGAATTAAGAAAATATGAAAAAAGATGATGTGCTCGAACATTTCGGAACTCTAGAAAAAGTGGCGGCAACTTTAGGGATTAGTGTATCTGCTGTTTCTCAATGGGGCGAGATTATTCCTGAGAAAAATGCGTACAGATTACAAGAGATCACTGCCGGCAAGTTAAAGGTCAAACACTCACTTTATAGAAATAGAAGCAAATAAAAAACCACCGCTGTAACGGTGGCTTTCATACATAATTAAACACGAAAGGTATTTTCGATGAATCAATTATTAAACATTTCGGCACCAAAAGCAAGCATTACGATGAGTAGTCGTGAGATTGCTGAGTTGTGCGAAAAAGAACATCGACACGTTACTCGTGATATAGAAGCGATGTTTAGTCAATTAGATATTCCTGCCGAGGGGTATGCCCATTTTTGGACACACCCTCAAAATGGGCAAACATACCGGGAATTTCGATTGCCTTACGATTTAACCCTTACCCTAATTTCCGGCTATAGCGTGATACTTCGCAAGAAAATTATCGACCGTTGGCAAGAGCTAGAAAGCAGACAAGGTATTCCACAATCTTTCTCTCAAGCTCTACGGTTGGCGGCAGAACAGCAAGAAGTGATTGAGCAGCAGAATCATCAATTAGCCATTCAAGCCCCGAAAGTCGCATTTGTGGAGCATTATGTTGAGGTGGGAACGACTAAATCATTGCGAGAAACCGCCAAGATACTCAATTTTCCAGAAAAGCGGTTGATTGAATGTTTAGAACGATATCGAGTTCTTTATCGCCAATCAGGAAACCTACTCCCTTATCAAGATAAACAAGCTAAACAGCTTTTTGCAGTAAAAACCGGCACGGCAGAACACGGTCATAATTTTACCCAAACGAGAGTAACCGCCAAAGGGATTGAATGGATTGCTCAACGTTACGCATCGGAGTTAGGACAATGAGATTTACATCAACCATAAACAATGTCCGCTTAGTGGAATGGGAAATCAATATTACACAAGGGGCATTGGTCGATTTAATCAATCAAGCCTCCAGTTGGGCGAAAGCGGTGGTTATTGACGGCATAACCTATTACTGGATGTCATTTAGCAAGGTTTGCGAAGAGTTACCTGCGGTTTTTAGCAAAGAAGATACAGTTTACCGCCAATATAAGGTGTTGAAAGAAAAAGGCATTATCGACCACTTCAAAATGGACGGTAAAGATTATGTCCGTTTAACCGAAAAAGGTTGTGAATGGAATAAATTCGAGCCGATCCGTGAGTCGGAAAAAAATCCGAGTATCGGAAATAACTCCGAACAAACTCGGAAAAATTTCCGAGAAAGCTCGGAAAAAAATCCGACAGATAATAATACTAATTATAAAAATAATAATGATCATACTACCCCCCTTAATCCCCCAGCGGGGGAACCTGCCCCGGCTGAAGTTGTGTTGAATTATCTCAATTCGGCTTTGGTAACGTTGGCGGTACAGCTTGGTGAGCGTAAGCCTGTGGGGTATTCGCTCAAGCCGTGGGCAAAAAATATTACTGCTCGCATTCGTGAAAGTTCGGTGGCGGACTGTTGCCAAGTGGTGGATTACCTTGTCGCTAAATGGGGACGAGATGAAAAAATGCGTGAATACCTCTGCCCGAAAACGATTTTCCGCCAATCGAATTTTGCAGATTATTTTCCAAAATCGACCGCTTGGGCTAATAACGGAAAGCCTGTTTGCGTAAATGGTAAGTGGGTTACACCGGCGGAGCTGGAAAAACGCTTGATTATGCCAACGGTGGACGAAGTACGAGCCTTGTTCCAGAAATCACTCAGTGGCAATCCGTTTAAGGCATTGGACTTTACCAACAAACGAAATTTAGTGATGTACCACGCCACAATCAACACCAGAAACAAGCGACCACTTGAACGTGATTTGCCGATGATTATCAGCCAAGAAATTAAAAATGCGGTTGAGCGTATCGACCGTTTGAGAGTACCAACATTTTCGTAAGGATTAGACAATGACAGATTTTGATAAAAACACTTACCAAACACCTAATTATGTGCGTAATTGGCTAAATCATCGTTATGCTTGGTTTCATATTGACGGTTGCTCTAACGGACAAAATACGTTGTACACCTATTGGATTGGTAGAGCGGCAGACGGTTTAGATGATGATAAATTAAGTTGCCAAATTGCCGATGATTTTTTAGCCGATGATTTATTTGATGTGCTACTAGATAAAGTTTCAGACTGGGGAGAATTACTGCGTATTTTCGTTAATCCGCCATATTCTGATCCACTGCCTTTTGTTCAACGAGCGGCAGAATTGAAAAAAGCAGGTCATTTGGTTGTGATGTTATTACCAGCGGATAAAACAACAGAATGGTACACCATCATTCAACAACACGCTAATGAGGTAATTGATATTATTGGCTATCACGATGAAAAAGGCACTTGGCGGACAGGGCGGATTCAATTTATCAACCCGGTAACAGGTAAACCGGCACAAGGTAATAATAAAGGCTCGATGATTGTTGTGTTTGACCCATTTATTGAGGGCATTGTAACTCGTCAGATGCCACTAGATAAAATCAAGGAATGGGGTAAATAAAATGGATTATTGGGAACTATTTATTGGTATTGGTGCAGTAATTGGCGTACTGATTTTTTTAATCTGTATTGGCGTATTTATGCTATTCGTGAAAGCCTATGATGAAACCGAGAAATGGGGGCAATAATGGGTCTGATCTTCTACAGCTTAATTGCCTCTTGATTCAGTAATAGCGATCGTGCCTTACCTGATTTAGCGACATCATTAGTCACGATTGCTACCTTTCTTACAAGATCTATCTTATCCCAAGTCATTGTCAAAATTTCTGTCCGTCTGGCTCCAGTCATCAAAGCAAACTTACAGATAGATTTCATCCAGTCTGAACTTAATTTATCTATTAGCTGTTTTGCTTGTTCTTTGGTGATCCAGCGTACACGAATTGGCGGCTCTTTCTTTTTCGGTATGTGTGGGACTGCATCCAACATACCAAGTTTATGAGCGATATTTAATACTCTCGATAAAGATTTCACATACTTATTTTGCGTACTATGAGATAGAGGCTTTTTCGTATTTGCATTCTTTTTCGGGATATTTAGGATAATCTCCTGAGCTGTTAAAGAGCTGAGTTCACGACCGGCAAATTTGGATAACCAGTATTCAGCATGTCGCTTTTTTGTGGCTTTATCTTTTAATTCTTCGGCCGCACGAACGTAATGGAGCAAAGCATCTTCAAAGATATATTTTCTCTTTTCCTCGAGTTTATCCTCTGCCCACATTTCTTGCTTGAGTTTATCGTGATACTGCTGAGCTTCACGTTTTACAAGCGTGCGAGTGCTTCTCTTAATTCTCTTGCCGTTTGGGGTTGTGATATCAACCCACCACGGACCGTTTGCTTTTCGTCTGTAGATCGACATTTTTCATTCTCCTCGACCGACAGAGATAACCCTCGGTCATTATCAGATCGTTTTCTTATTGGGTCAATACCGGCTCTCTTTTTTGCTCTTTCCAAATCTTCTCGGTTGATCCGCCAAACTTCCGAGCCTACCATTTTAAAAAATCCCCAATCCGCCAAATGTTGGCGGACTGTATTTGGATGGCAATTTAATTCTTTTGCCACTTGATTAATAGTAAGATGTTCCATTCATTACTTTCTCCAAAATAAATCCCTCTAAACGAGGGATTGTACTAAATAATCGTTAAGTCTTTGCCTTATCCACTGCATCAAGGCACAGCCATACCGTTTCCATTTGGCACATTGGGGAAACGGTGAGCTAATACCGCACAGGGGAATGGCTCAATTTCAGAGAACCACAAAGGCTTACCTAAACCGTGCCACGCTATACTTGTAGCTTCGATACCGCTACAAATTGAGCCGTAGGTGAATTGCATTTTTTACCTATCCTATCGAAATACTCAAATTCCCAATACGGACAACATTTTCTTCGTTGGCTTCTAGGATTTCTCTCAACTTAGCATAGGTTTTGGGGCATCTTATTTGACATTCCTCTTCGTTGTAGAGAGCCTCTAATGTGTGCCATTCTTTTGCAAGTGCAGCCCAAACTTTCCCAAGTTCAGCCATTTTTTCAATCCTATTTCGCAAAAAAGGGACTGTCTCCAACAACAGAAAGCAACGCCTGAAATCCGATACATCGTGTGGGTAGCCTTCTATTTTTGGTCTTATTCCGTAACCAAGGTAAAAAGCCATTGTTTTACTGCTTACCCCTGTCTCTCCATTGGCAAGCCACCAAGCGATTTTGTCTTCTATGTGCATTTTTCCTCCAAAAATTAACCGCTTGCGGAACAAGTTCTACAAGCGGTTGTCAAGTGTTCATTTGTTCAATGAACAGTTCATTGTGAATAACAAAACCGCTTGAATTACAAGCGGTCTATTTTGTTGCGTAAATTTACTGTTAGCGTTGAGCCATAACCGACTACGACCGCTGGCCCGAAGATATTGACGGCGAGGGGGACGGCTTCTCGCTTGCCTCCAAACGGACGACCACTTTTATGTCAGCCGGAATGACTTTAGTGGAGAGTTCGCCTGGTAAAGATATTGTCGATCTCAAACATATCCCGAAAAGTAGCCACGAAGCCCCACCGACTACCGGTATTTTAAGCCTCTACAATCGAGGCGACCGCAGACGCTTTAGCGAAACAGTTGATAGGTAAGCTATGAAAATCCATACCCAAATCCGAAAAGAAATCCTTTCATTATTAGAGGCAAAATTAACGGACATCGAGCATTTTTATAACGGGCAACCGAATTTCATTGATATTGACGAACAGCAACTTGCCATCTCTGTTTATCTTGATGAGATTAACCGTCAGGAGCTTACCTTATGCGATGAACAGTGGACAGCTCAACTTAACATCACGATTTATCTAAAATCAGTTGATGAGGCAGAAGATGAATTAGATGAGTGGGCCGAAAAAATCCGTGAAGTGGTTGAAACATATTCTGCGTTTGAACATTTAGAGGGCATCAGCCTTTCTCAATATCAATACGAACAAGATCAAAATCAAAGAACTTGGCACTCAGCCACATTGATTTTTGATGTTGAATACTAACAAGCAAATAATCCTTATAGGAGAATCTACAATGGCAAAAACAACAAAAGTCCAAGGCACAAAATTTAGAATTGGCATTGGACGTGAAGCCCAAAAGGCAATTACGGCTATCACTTTAGCTACAGCAACGCTTACTATTGCCACATCAGGCTATAAAAAAGGCGATGCAATCGAAATTACCGGTTGTGGTCAGTTAGACGGCATTTATCCTGTATTATCTGTAACAGGCGATCAAGTCAAATTGTGCGAAGAAGTAAACTGGACGGGTAAAGATTTACCGGCTAATTACACCAAAGCCAAAGCAGCTTTAGTACAATACTCAGACCAATTCTGTGCGGTAAAAAACATTGAAAAATCTGATGATACGTTAAGTACCGAAGATGTTACAACGGTCTGCTCGGAAGGTACAGAAACCGAACCCGGAGAAATTGAATTTGGCTCAATTAAACTGAGCTTTTTTCACAAGCCAAGTACGGAAATGCAAACTCGCTTACGCAAATTGTTTTATGACAAATCCACCTTTGCGTACAAATTAGAATTACCTGATAACCACGGCACAACCTATGGCGAAGGTTTCATTGAGGCGGGTAACGGCTTTAGTGGCGAAGTTAAAGGCAAATATGAAGGCTCGGTATCAATTAAACCAAGCAAACGTGATTATTTGCTAGTGTAATTACAAAATATTGCTCCAAATCGACCGCTTGTAATATTGCAAGCGGTCTTTTTTATCCTAAATTTTACAAAAGGAATCGACAATGACACTCCGTGAAAAACTCCTCGCCAACAAACCAAAATTACAATCTATCGAAATCAACGGTGAGACCTACTACCTGCGTGAAGCCACTGTTGGCGATATGAATAAGCAGATTTTTGAAACCCGAAGCTGGCTCATTCAACAAGCTGAACAAGAAAATGTTGAATTACCGGCAGAAGATGATGAAACCTTTGACGAAGCTCTCAACCGTTTTGGCGAAAAATACCGCCTTGCTCAATCGGTTGCCTACCGTTTATGTGACGAAAACGGTGCATTACTGTTTAACCCACTTAACATTGACGATCTCAATGCGATTGCCGAATTAGACAGTAAAGTGATTATCGACTTTAACCAAGCCGTGTCCGCCCCAAAAGACTCAGCGAGCGAAGAAAGTTCCAAATAACCCTTTCGCTCGCACTGGGTAAAACCCTTGAAGAAATCGAACAAATGCCTGAACGCCACTTTGCCGAATATCAGCTTTTTTATCAAGAGCAACCTTTTGGGCTTTGGCGTGAGGACTATCGTGCTGCTCAACTTGCCCACTTAACCGCAATGATCAACCGTGACCCAAAAGGCAAAGCCCCTGAACTCTCGGAATTTATGCCGTTTTTTAATCGGGCTGATGAAGTAGAAGCAAATGAAGATGATGGCGTTGCGGATTATTTGGCGAAAAGGTAAATCTCTTGTATTTCATTGTAATTCTGTCTATAATTGGTGTAATACATAGAAATACAGGAGAGATAAAATGGCGACTATCAATGATGCTTTCAGTTTTAGAACAAATACCGAAATAAAAAATACCGCATTTGATGTAATTAAAAACTATGGAATGACACCCTCTCAGGTGTTTAATATGTTTTTAACCGAGATTGCAAAAACGAAAACTATTCCGTTAAGTTTGAATTATCAACCCAATCTTGAAACAAAATTGGCAATGCAAGAAGCAAAATCAGGTAAAAATGAAGTTTATGCCTCACTTGAAGCATTTCATAAAGCAATGTTAGCGGAGTAAATAATGCTACAAATTTCGCCGACAAACGCATATAAAAGAGACTTTAAAAAGATTGCAGCCGAATTAGTCGGTAGTTCGGAATATGTGGAAGTAATGTATTGCCTAATAAACCAATTACCATTGGCGGAAAAATATAGAGATCACCCACTACAAGGTGAATGGCAAGGCTTTAGAGATTGCCATATTAAGCCTGATTTAGTGTTGATTTACGCTGTTGAAGATAATCTGCTCCGCCTTGTTCGTTTAGGATCGCACGCTGAATTATTTGGATAATTTCTGTAAAAACTAACCGCTTGCGATTTTGTGCTGTGGGCGGTATAGTTGGAATATTAACAAAGGAGGGAAAAATGAAAAATGTACTTCTATTTATCGTACACTTTTTCTTAATCGCAATGCTCTCAATTATCCCAATATTAATTATTCTTGGAGCAATCGAAAGAGATCCTTACTATACTGCGTGGATTTTCCTTAGCGTATTTTTAGGCATTGGAGCATTGTTATATTTTGCAACCATTGTTTCTAAGTTAATTAACAAGGGAAAAACACAAACATTAGAAGAAAAACGATATGCAGAATATTGGAATAATGTAAAAGTCAATATTCCCAAATAGTCTAACTGATAAATGACCAAAAGCTCGCTTTATGCGGGCTTTTTTATTGGAGAAAAACAATGAGTGGCTTAGGAAAATTAACCGTTACCTTAGAGCTTGAAAATGCAAAATTTCAGTCCGCAATGACGAAATCTGATTATGAGGCACAAAAATTTGCCAAGAACTTTATCCAAAATATGGATAGAGCTAGAAATCACGCCAAAGAATTTGCCGATCGCTCAACCCAATATTTAAAAAACATTGAGCAAGCGGCAAAGAACCTCAATAAAAATTCTGAATTTTCATTTTTATCGACTATTGGTGGACATTATCAATCAATGTCTAGTGGCATATTGAGTGCGGCAAAAGCCTATACTGATATTCAAAATAAAATGAAATTAGTAAGCGGTAGTTCAGCAGAGGCAGCTAAACGATTAACTGATGTGTTTGATATTGCGACTAAAACAAGCCAAAGTACAGAGGCTGTTTCAGGTGTCTATCAAACATTTGCTCAAAATGCCCAATCTCTCGGACTGGCTCAAAAAGATGTAGCAGAATTAACTAAAACGGTCTCTCAAGCCGTTGCTGCAAGCGGCGCAAGCAGTTCTGCAGCAAGTAATGCCCTAACCCAATTTGGTCAATCACTTTTAATGGGCAAAATGAAAGCCCAAGAATTTAACTCGCTCATTACTCAAACCCCAACCATTATTCAAGCAATGGCAAAAGGTTTGGGAATGACAATGGCAGAATTTAAAGCAGCGGTATACCGGGCAAAATCTTTACTTGGATAACATTCAAGGGCAAGGTTTTGAGAGAGTGGATACACCCCAAATCGGCGATGTGATTTTAATACAGGTCGGTTCTGATGTGCCGAATCACGCAGCGATTTATATTGGTGAACAAATGGTAATCCACCATAGCCCGAACCGATTATCTAAGCGTGATTTATATGACGGTTATTGGTTACGCCATACCCACAGTATTTGGCGGCATAAACTGGCGGATAGATTGGATTTTGACGGCATATTTAATGATATAGGAGAACAATATGAAATTTAGTAAATATCAATTATTAGTTAATAAGATCTGCTTTATTTGTGGTAAAAAAGATTGTCCACAAATGAAAAAGAGTAAAGACTACAAAGACTTTTTGGATGCTTTAGAAAAAGGGGATGTTGATAAAGCAGATAAAATATACAATACGAAGTTTTCACAGTTTTCTAAATCTTTTGGTCATGAAATGGAAAAGAATTTAGAGAAAAATCGTATACCTCCTATTTATCAGGGAGTTCCATTTGATTCTTTTGACTTATATCAGCATTATTCTTATGGTAATGGAGAGGCATTAAATCTTTCATCCGTTGGATTAAGTAATAAAATTCGTCCTCTAGTGAATAAAGATAAAGCATTTGGTAAATCCAATGGAAGTATAGAAAGCCGATTTATTTCGCAATATAAAAATGAAGGACGCACATCTTTCTCCAATGCTTATGATTTTACAAAAGAAGCATCGGGTATTGCAGATCCGTTATGGGCGTTAGGAACAGCTACCATTAGTGGAGAATTGAAAGATATACAAATTTTTCCCGGTGGTATTGCTAGGGGAAATATCCATTATAGTATCAGGGACAGATTCACTGACCCATTTGATACATTCAATTTTACTAAAGGAGAATGGAACCCAAATGGAACACCTTATATTATTCAAGATAGCTGGATAAAATCGGTACGATTTTCGATAGACAAGTACGATTTTCGATAGACAAGAAGATAAAAATAACACCTTAATTATGATAGTAATATAAAACAATTGGCAATATTATTTTAAATAAAAAAATAAGTATTCCAATATAGATTGCTGATTTTATGGTGTATTTAATTTGTTTCTCGAAAATAAAAAAATAACTAGTAATTGCATATAAACAAATAAGTAATAATATGCTTATAGAGTTAAGAAAAATAAAGAACATAAATCCCCTTTATTTTGGCTATAATTGTAATGGTGAGTCATGACTAAAATTAAATTTTACGGCAATTTAAAAAAATTTGGTAGTGAATTTAGCTTAGAAGTTAAAGATACTGCCGAAGCTATCCGAGCCTTATGTACACAGATTAGCGGATTGCGTGAGGCATTACGAGACGGTGTTTATAAAGTCCGTATCGGCAAACAGTATTTAGACCCGTCAGCCCTTGAAAAAGGGCTTTTTTATTGTCTGAAGAAAGGGCAAACCATTCATTTTACCCCTGTTATCAAAGGAGCGAAAAGCGGTGGCGTGTTTAATTTTGTTTTAGGTGCAGCCTTGATCGGAGCCGCATTTTTTACTGGCGGTGCTTCTATTGCGGCTTGGGGAGCTGGAGCAAAAATGATGGGTATGTTAGGGGCTTCGATGTTACTAGGAGGAGTTTCCCTTTAGGGCGTGCCATTAAATTCTTTTAAATTCAAATACTTACACAGCCTCAAAAACTCACGCTAAAGAACTATTTTCTGTATTGTGACAAAATTGTGCCAAAGTAAAGTTTACTGGTTCAAACAAAAAAGCCATCTAGCTCTATCTCACTAAATGGCTTTATTTTATCTTTTA